CCCCGCTACCTACCCACTCATCTATGCTGGAGCCACCCGTTGCCTCAAATATAATGTAGACAGGCCGCTGCGTCGTATCGTGAATATAATGAGCGCGAGCCAGCGCATAGTTATTTTTGGAGTTGTTCCCGTCCGGGTTAAGCCGAGACCATGGTAGCCCCGTGTAATCTGACCCGCCCCATTCGCCTGTCACACCGTCCCATGTATGAACATTTGAATCAGCGGGGTTGGGGCCGCCATCATGCGCCCCCGCAGCATTTGACTGCCCAGAAATCACAATGACGTAGGGGACGGAACTATCCACGCCAATCGCCATTCGGACATCAGATGCGCTTGCTTCCAGATAGTCTAAAACATCAATTTGCGGCAATGCAGCCATTGCTGTCTCCTTCTACTTAGAGGCATCTTTTAGGCGCGGCGTCGGTGTAAGGCATGAACTAATCCCCAATCCTTCCCATGGAAGAAGGGCGGCCAGAAATGACCGCCCCTCTCCTGATCTTAGGATGCGCCAAACTTCAGCAGCTTGATGCATTCGCTGTTGATCGTCTTACCGCCTACACGCTTGGTGGTGTAGAAGTGGACGTACGGCTTGTTGGTGAACGGATCACGCAACACGCGGGTGCCAATGCGGTCAACAATCAGATAACCCCGCCGGAAGTTACCAAAGGCAATGGACAGGCTGTCAGACGCGATGTCTGGCATGTCCTCGGCCTCGGCCACATTGTAGCCAAGGATGGTCGCAGGCTGGCCATCAGCCAGACCCGGACGCCACAGGTAGTTACCGTCGCCGTCCTTCAGCTTGCGAACGGAGGCCAGCGTCAGGTTAGACATCAGCCACGTTGCACCAGTCCGATAGCCAGAACGCAGGTCATGCACAAGGTCGATCAGGGCGTCAGCTTCATTGGAAGCCGCCCAATCACCATCTACGCCTGTGGCGCGATACTGAATCTGACCAAAGGCACGAGTACCGTCTGCCGTGGTTGCCACAGTCTCGTCAAGGAAACCCTTCGGCTGGGCTGTACCAGTACCGCTAATGAAGGCAGCGTTTTCCGCACGGGCAACCTCTTCGGCCACTTCAGCAGCCAACCAGGCTTCCGCGTCGAACATGGCATCATCTAGCATGGTCTGCGTTGCGGCAGGGTTTGCATAGACTTCACCAATCGGTGGAACAACTTCTGAAAGCTGTGAAGTGTTGGTCTCAGAGCGCGCTGCGGTTTCACCAACCCAGCCCGATGCAATACCACCAACATTAACCAGCTTTTTGTAGTCACTGGTGCCCACCGTTACCTGCCCGGCAACAGCACGCATTGGCGAGATATCAACCAGCAGCTTCTCGATCATGGTGTCGATCTGCTCAGGCACAGCGTAGCCGCCGTCTGCATCAGTGCCAACGCTCAAAGCCTTACGCTCAAGGTCTTTCAGGTTCTCTTCGGCACCCTTACGCATGAACTTGTCGAAAGCGGCCTTGTGTTCCACCTGCTCGAAAGTCATGGCCTCCTCGCCGCCCGGCAATACGGGACGGTTCAGAGCGGCTTCGAGATCAGCGATCTTGGCCTCAAAAGCCTTGGTCTCATCATCCTTCGTTGAGATCTTGTCGTTCAGGTCTTTAACCTGCTTTTCAGACGCCGTGATGGCATCGTTCAGCTTGTCGAGGACCAGCTTGTCCAGCGGGTCGATATTGCCGACCTTCTCCTGGAGTTCGTCGTTTTTCTTCTGGAAGTCGGAAACGGTCTTCTCAAGACCCTGTACTGCCGACTTGAGTTCTTGGATGTCTGACATGATCAGATACTCCTTTTTAAGTTGCTGTTCATCCTGTCGAGCATGGACTTGATGTCGCCCATCTCGGTCATGTCAGACTCGCTCTGACCCGGCATAACGCGCCGTATTCGTGCAATCAGTGCTTTAGACTGCGATTGAGAGAGGCCACATACATCCCGTACATACCGCTCCGCATCACGGATGGATTCAATTGCATCAATGCTCTTGACGCTGACGATCCGCGCTTCGTCATTTGCCGGTATGGAAACCAGCGAAACTTCTTTCAGTGTGATCTCTTCCAGATCACGGATGCCATCTGCGGCCACCGTTGCCTTGTCGGCGAAGTAGCCAATCGACATGGATTGCAGGGCACCGTCCTTCATCAAGGCGTGTGCCTCCCGCGCCTGATTAACGCCAAGGGTCAACTTGCCCTCAGCCCACAGGCCGCGCTCATCTTCTTTGAGGCTGGTCCACACTCCGATAGGCTGGCTACGGTCATGCATCCATAACATCGCTACGCCCTTGGCACCTGTATTGCCCAGGGACTTGGCGAAGGCTCCGGGCTTCACCCGGTCCATCACATTGTCAATATTTCCGAAGGTTGATGCATAGCCGGTGAACTCACCAGTATCGCTCAGGTTCTTCAGTTCAAAGACGGTATCAAGACGATCCATCATCATCTCCGCTTGGGTTGCCTGTCGTCATGTTGAGCGGGGTCAATGGCTCATCCAGCCCATCCAGCGGCGGCAGGTTCTCTAGTTTCCGAGCCTCGTTACGGGTCAACCACCCGGCTTGTGTGCCTCTCTGGTAGAAGTCCGCACGGCTCTTGTTATCCCCCCGCATCAACCCTTGAACGATATGCTCGGCAACAATCGAGTCCTGTTCTGTCGCCGGGATGAGATCGCGTGTTACCGCCTGCTCCCACCGCGAACAGAGCGGTACAATCGTGTCGATCACAACCTCAAGCGCCTGATGCTCAATGTTTGAGAATGTGGCATTCTCCATGCCGCCAAGTTTGTGGACCGGCACGCCAAAGCCTGCCGCAATCTGCGTCCGTACATGGGCGCGGCTTTCCAGGACTTGAGCATCCTCGGCTGACATTGAGAGGGCTTCCCAACTCAACCCACCTTCCAGCACCATCGGCTTGGCCGCATTCCCGGCCCCGCCATACTGGTCGGTGATGTTCTTTTTCAGCGCCTCAAACTGCTCATCCGTCAGGTTGTTCTCTGACTTCAGATAGCCACTTGGCCTGATGCCGTTCTTAAAGAAGGCACCCGAGAAACGCTCCAGCGCAATCTCTTGCCCAATCGACTGGCGTACCCGTGTTATCGGGGCGATACCCTGCTCTGCCGACAGGTGGAACAACTCCCGCCATGTGAACGTCCGTGCCGCGCCCTGCTCCGGCTGCCAGTCAAATAGCGGCTCACCGACCATATTCTTGCGAATAGTCACTTGCGAAGCGGGCAAGTAGGTCAGCTCCCTAATCTCACCATTGACAACATTCTTTAAAGCGTAGGCGTGGCCGTAGACAAAGTAGTCACGCCACAAATCTGACCGGAACTCAATCGGTGTCTGCCAAGCATTAGGCTTCTGGTGAACCAGTTTGTACAGCGGGTGATATGTTGCACGCTCCCGCCCCTCGCTTGACTTGTCAATTAGCACCAGCGGGATATGTGACAGCATCCTCGATAGATACGATATGGCATTAGACGCCGTTGGGCTGTCCAGCGCCGTGCTTGGTGATACGTTGATCCCTGCGGCTATCTCATGGGCCGATTCACGGATCAATGTCGCGAGCGCATGGGAGTTGTCGATAGCCTTCTGTTCCAGACCAAGGAACCGCGCAATCCTACCCATTACAGCATCCGCACCCGTGGGACGGCTGTTTCTGTTTCTTCTGGTGTCATCAGCAATCCCATGCACATGATCGAAGCGACCACGTTGTCTATTTTGTTTTCTTCCCGCTCTTTGCGCGGGTACACGTTGTCCTTGGCGTCTAACTTCGCCACGACGTTTGACACCTGCCAGTCCATCACTGGGTCCGGCTGGTGCGTAATTTTGTTATCAAGCATCAAAGCGTCTAGCTGTTTCATCGGCTCTGAGAAGTTCAGAACCGTTGGCCGGTACTCCACACAAGGAACACCTTCCTTGCCTAGCTCGCTCACAAGGTACGTGGCCTGGTGCGGGTCATACCCCACCGCCTCGACCTGAAATT